AGTGGTCAACAAGGCAGGGCGTCGCAGTGAACTGGCCTACCAAATTGCGAAGCGTGGCGCGGAATTACGTCGCGACCAAGAATTCGTGATGTTGAATGGCGGTGTTGCTGTTGCTGGTGATTCGACCACAGCTCGCGTGACTGCTTCTTTGGGCGCGTATATCAAGACGAACACAGACAAGCAGACCAATGGTACTGATCCATCTTACACAACGCTGCCAAACAGCGCCCGTACTGATGGCAATGTGCGCACATTCACTGAAACCATTCTTAAGAATGTGATTCAAAAAGTGTGGACACAAGGCGGTACACCTAAGATTTTGATGTGCGGTCCTGTTAACAAACAGCGCGTGTCAGGTTTCTCTGGTATTGCCTCAAGCCGTTTCAACATTGATGGTGGTGCAAAGCCTGCCACATTGGTCGGGGCCGTTGACATTTATGTCAGCGATTTCGGAAACGTGCAAGTTATTGCGAACAGATTCCAACGTGAGCGTGATGCATGGGTGATCGATCCTGACTACGCCAAGATGGTTATGTTGCGCCCTTATCAGCAAGTTGAATTGGCTAAAACGGGCGATGCCGAAAAACGCATGCTGATTTGCGAATGGGGCCACAAGGTCACTTCTGAGTTGGCCCATGGTTTGGCCGCTGACTTGATCACTTCTTAATCGAAGCAACCGGAAAGGGCCAGAGAAATCTGGCTCTTTTTTTAACATGATTCACAAAAGACTATTTAGCGAAAACAAAGATCAAGGCATCAAACGCATTTGGCATGAGAATGCTGAAACTGGCGATGTGACCATTGAGACCCAACAAGATGTGACTGCTGTTATTGAGGCCAACAAGGCCATCTATAACGCTGTGGATGAGAAAGCCAACTGGACTGGTGAATGGCATTTAATTGCATCCATCCCCGAATCCCTTTATTACAAGATGAAGGCCGAGGGCAAGATCGATGACCAAGAGTATATGAAGCGCTGGTTAAACTCAAGCGAAAATCAATTCTTTAGAACTAGACCTGGGAAAGTATGAGCAATTACATTGCAGTTTGCACCCCCGCCCGTGACCAAGTCCACACCAACTATTGCTACTGCATGGTTAACCTTGTGGCTTATCACACACTCAACACCGAAGACGCTATCAGTCTGAAATTGATGCAAGGCACAATCATTCAAAACCAAAGGGCTGACCTTTGCTTGGATGCCATGAAAGAGGGATGCACCCATATCCTTTTCATTGACTCGGACATGACGTTTCCCCAAGATATGGTGGAAAGACTCTTAAAGCACGACAAGCACATTGTGGCTGCCAACTGTGCCAGACGCAGAATGCCAACTGGCCCAACTGCCCAGAACTATGACGAAAACGGCAAACGAATCCCCGTCTACACCATGCCAGATTCGACTGGATTGGAAGAGGTGGGAAGCATTGGAACGGGCATAATGCTGATCAAGCGCGAGGTGTTTGAGGGTATGTCTGAGCCATGGTTTGATATGCCTTGGCAGACTACACGGGGCTACATGGGTGAGGATGTGTTCTTTTGTAAGAAAGCTCAAGAGCTGGGTTACAAGGTCTACATCGACCATGACGTTTCTCAAGAGATTGGCCACATTGGCTCTTTTGAATTTGGCCACCCTCACACTTGGATTGTGAAAGAAGAGATGGACAAAGAGGCGAAAAATGGCACTTAGCACCTATGCAGAACTGAAGACATCAATTGGTGACTGGCTCAACCGAGCCGACCTGACTGCTGTCATTCCCGACTTTATCTCTCTGGCCGAAGCACAAGTGGAACGTACACTGCGCACCAGGCAGATGATTGTCAGGGCCAATGCGTCTTTTGATGCGCAATATGGCGCAGTGCCTGCTGACTTTCTTGAGACCAAATCCCTCAAGCTCACAAGCACAAACCCACAGACCCCGTTGGAGTTTTTGAGCATTGATGCCTTGGACAATAAGGCAGCCGAATATACGGCCAGTGGCAAGCCAAGATTCTTTGGCGTGGTCGGTGGCCAATTCCGAATTGTCCCGACACCAGATGCAACATATACGACCGAGCTGACCTATTACGCAAAGTTGACAAAGTTATCAAGCACTGTGGCCACCAACTGGCTTTTGACATCAAACCCCGACATTTATCTGTATGGAGCGCTATTGCAGGCTGCACCATACTTGCAAGATGATGCGAGAATCCAGACATGGGCAACACTCTATGAGCGAGCCTTGAATGATTCACAAACTGCCGATGATCGAAGTGCATCTTCTGGTGGTGCATTGCTGACCCGTGCAAAGACTTTTGGATAAGGACTGATATGTCATCTTTTACCGACTACACCGAAAACCTAGTTTTAAATTTTCTACTCACAACCAACACGGCCACACGCCCCACGGCTTGGTATGTTGGCCTATTCACGGCTGCACCCAGTGACACGGGTGGCGGCACTGAAGTGTCTGGCAGCGCCTATGCGCGAGTGGTGACTGGCACAATCACTGTCTCCGGCACAAGCCCCACAAACGCAACAAACGCAGCGGCCATCGAGTTTGCGGCTGCCTCTGGTGGTAATTGGGGATCAATTGGCTGGGCTGGCATTTTTGATGCAAGCACCGGTGGCAATCTATTGGCCTGGGCAGCGCTCACTACAGCTCGCACCATCAATGATGGCGATGTGCTGCGCATTCCAGCTGGCGACCTTGATGTCACATTGACATGACATGGCAGCCTATGGTCTTGGCCCGTATGGACAAGGGAATTATTCCTATGGCGTAAGCCTTGGGGCAGTTACCCTTGCAGCCACCAGCACGGCTGCATTTGACGCAAGACGCATCTGTATAGGTGCGTTTTCTGTTTCAGCTTCTAGCACAGAGACTGTCTCGGCCAATGTCGTCAAGACGGCATCATTCGCGGTTTCAGCGTCTAGCAGTGCCGCAGCTGCTGCACAGCGCATTGCCATTGGCGCGGCCACGGCCACAAGCGCCAGCACCATGGCCGCAAATGCGGTGCGCTATGCCATAGGTGCATCAACCTTTGCGGCCACATCTAGCGCGAGCTTTGCAGCCAGGCGAGTGGCCATTGGGGCATTTGCCTCAGTCGATGTCAGCACCATGTCTGTGGCGGCTGTCAGGGTCCCACTGATTCAGATTCTGATTGAAGACTTTGCCACAATGACTGTGGCCACCAAGGTGGTGTTAGGCGCGTCAGTGCTAATGGCGGCCACATCTAGTGTGAGCATTAACGCGACCAGACGACAGAGCGCTGCCATCAATTTTACTTGCCAGTCATCCATGACGATTGCTGGCAATCTAAAATGGGTCCCTGAGTCGGACACGGCAGAAACATGGAATGCGATCTCTGACAATGCAGAGACCTGGACACCGATCACAGACACATCAGAAACATGGGATGCAATTGCTGACAGCAGTGAAACTTGGTCACCAATTGCGGATAATAGCGAATCATGGCAAATAGCCGCATAGGAGCATTTAATGGCAGATACCACAACGACAAACCTATTACTGACTAAACCAGAAGTCGGTGCATCCACCGATACCTGGGGAACAAAGATCAATACCGATCTGGACACCATTGACGCATTGTTTGATGCAGGCCCAGTGCTAAAGGTCGCAAAGGGTGGCACAGGCATTTCAAGTTTTGGCACTGGCATTGCCACATTCTTGGGAACACCAAGCAGCGCTAATCTACGTTCTGCCTTAACCGATGAAACAGGAACAGGCTCTGCTGTCTTTGCGACTTCTCCGACATTGGTGACACCAGTATTGGGTACTCCAACAAGCGCAACATTGACTAATGCAACTGGTTTGCCTCTGACAACTGGAGTGACAGGAACTTTACCTACTGCCAATGGCGGTACAAACCTAACATCATTTACATCAGGCGGTGTGGTTTACGCATCTAGTACAAGTGCATTGGCTACTGGCTCTGCGCTTACTTTTGATGGTACAAAATTAGGCATAAATACATCCTCACCAGCAAGAACACTCTCAATTGCAAATGGTGGCCCTGTTGTTGAAATAGACCCCGCTGGAGGGACTGCTGGCCCTATTTACTTTAATTACAATCGTTCTACTGCTACTTATTTAACACCAGAATATTGGGCATTGGCTCACATTTGGAATGTTAGTGGTGGCACAGAAGCAATGCGCCTCACCTCAACAGGGTTGGGTATTGGTACAAGTTCAGCAGCTGCAAAACTTACAGTCATAAACACCTCTGATGCAAACAAGCAAATTGTATTTAGTGATAACGCTACTTACTATGGCTCAGTAGGTCATAACTCTGGTAATGGTTTAAATGAATACAGAACAGAAGCTAGTGGCGGTCATGGGTTTTTTATAGGCACATCTGGAACTGCTAATTTAACAATTAACAGCGCAGGCAATACATTCTCTAGTGGAAACATTGGTATTGGCGGGACAACTCCAACCACATCAGGCACAGGCATCACATTCCCCGCAACTCAATCAGCATCATCAGACGCTAATACTTTGGATGACTACGAAGAGGGGACTTGGACACCTACTGGAAATGGTATTACTTACACAGACCCTGTTGGAAGCTATACAAAAATAGGCAATTTTGTTTTTTGTACTTTTAATTTTGCATTTCCTAGTACAGCTTCAACAAGCGATGCGGAAATTCAAGGCTTACCATTTGCGGTTAGCAGTAGCAGTGGGGCAAGAGGTACTTTTTCTGTAGCTGGTGTAGATACTGCTATTAGTCCAATATATGCTGCGCTTACAGCGTCAAAAGTAATTCTAAGAGATACAAGTAACAACAATAGACAGAATGTCGCATTTACAACAGCAACCTTAAATGGAATGATAATTTACCGAGTTTAATTAACTGCATTGGATTATGCAGTCAGACACTTAACCAAAGGAAATCAAAATGTCTTTAACAAAACAAACAGTCATTGACCAAATTACTGTGCAAGAAAACGGTTCTGTTCTTTATCGTGAAGCAACCAGAATTATGGAAGATGGCAATCAAATCAGCCAAACATACCATCGTTCAAGCCTTACACCCGGACAAGACCTGACAGGCGTTCCCGCCAATGTTGTTGCTATTTGCAATACAGTCTGGACTGCTGAAGTTATTGCGGCTTATCAAGCAGCTCAAGAAAGCACAATGCCATGATTACTTGGAAAATCACTCAAACTGACTATCTCACAGCAGATGGTTTCATTTCTACAGCCCACTGGACTGCAACTGCGGTTGATGGAGACTACACGGCTTCCATCTACTCCACAGCATCTTGGCAAGCAGGAACACCAACGATACCTTATGCCTCAGTTACTGAAGCTGAAGTATTGAATTGGGTATGGGAATCTGTTGATAAGCAAGCCACAGAAGATGCTCTGGCGGCTAATATTGCTTTGCAGAAGAACCCTGTAACTGCTACTGGCACACCTTGGGGTCAAGCATGAAATTAGAGTTAGACGTTAACGAGATTAACTTTGTATTGCAGACCCTTGGTGAACTGCCAAGCAAGTCTGGCGTATGGCCTCTGATTCTTAAAATAAAAGAACAGGCTGAAGCGCAAGTTCCTAAAGAAGCGCCAGTGGCTGAGTAATCATGGCTGAAGTAAAAATGATCACAGAAACTGAGGCCAAGCTATCAACGCATGAGCAGCTTTGCCTTGAAAGGTACAACAACATCGACAAGTCACTGCGCGATGGGGACAAGCGCATGACCAAGATTGAATATCTTCTTTATGCGGTGATCATTGCGGTGTTGTTTGGACCAGGGGTGGCTGCCGAATTCGTCAAGAAGATACTGGGGCTATGAAAGACTGGGCCGTGGCAATCATTGCTGCGGTCTGCATCACTGCCTTTGTCATTTGGGGCAGTTTTGTCATCATTTTGTTTTGGCCATGATCTATGCTCTGGTCTTACTAGCAGCAACCACAGAATATCGATGCACCAGGTGGACATGGACCG